TTCTAATTTTTTTATAATAAAAGTATTCCAATATTATTCCAATAAAAAACAAATTAAAATCAATCTCGCAGTCAATTTGAAATCAATATACTTCAAATTGAATTTTATGGTGTTAAGGAACGGTGCTTTTAGAACGCTTCAATTAATATAATTTGGTCTTGTCTTCTTGCTCTTGATAATGCTGTGTATAATAAATTTTCATCAAATAAACTATCAATAACAATAATAATTTTATTATCATGTGATAAGTCTAATCCTTGAAATGAATGTATCGTCTTAAATAATTTACATTCGTAATTATTATGGGCAGGTATTTCTGATAGTTGTTGTCCTCTCATTTGATTTTTTTCTTTAATTGTTTTTTTTATAAAGTATTGTGGTGTTGTTCCTTTTTTAATAAAATAATTTGTTAGTTCATTTTCTCTTTTAAAATCATCTCTAGCACAAATTCCAATATCATTATTATTAAATATGACATCATCTATCTTCATAAAATTATCAGCAAATTGTTCTTTTACACATTCTAATATTTTTTGTATATGATAATATTTACTTATTTTTTTTTCTTTTTTCATTACATCTCGTAATACATTTAATTTACTATTTAGATTTTCATCGAACCTAAATGTTTTTAGATATTTAATATATTGTAAATTAAAATGATAATCTATTGGTGCAAATCCTTCTTTTTTTACTCCAGTTGCAGTTTCCAATTCATGATAATAATAATTATCAGTTGATGGATTAAATACTTTATTTGTAACTGATGCTTGATAATAAAATCCATCTTCATCAACATCTCCTAATATGAATATAAATGCATATCGATAATTATATATAATATTTTGAATATCTAATTTATTTAATAATGTTGCTTCATCAATAATTATATGTTTAATATTTTTATCAGTGGTTTGTTCACATTTAAATCCTGCACTTCCTCCAGTCAATTGTGGAATAGAGTGACCATTTAACCTTTTATATTCATTCATCTTTCCTTGAATTAAATTCCAACATAAAGTAGAATAACATGTTGTATTTAATGCTAGATTGTTAAGACAACTAAAAGTCTTACCAGATCCTCCAGCTCCTCCTAAGAATACAACTCTTTCTGTAATATATTCTCCAGTTTGTGTAAATGGCTTTTCAAATTTTAAATTATTGATATTTGCTGAAACTATATATTTTCTATAATATCCAGTATTAATTATTTCTCCTTCATTACAAATCTCTTCTTCATCTTTTTTTTCCAATGATTGATTCTTTAATAATCCTTCTATTTTACATTTTTTATCTTCTGTAAATATTGTTGTATTATATTCAACAGGATAATCTTTTTTATAAACTATACTATCTAATTTCACGCCAAATACATAATCTAAATCCATATTTAACATTTGTTCTAAAATTAGAGTTTGAGTGTATGCATGAATAGCGTAAGCTATATGAGTATAACATTTTATTTTTTTATTTTGATATTGTAATTTTATAATATCATTATCTTGATACATAAATAAATTATCATCATTTATAGTTTCAAAATATTCTTTATCACATTTTAAAGGTTTTACTTTTATATCAATAGTTGAATTTTCTGATAACATTAATCCATACGCTTTACAATAATGTTTTAATCCATTTTCGCTTTCTAACATTTTATAATAAAATGGAATATGAACTGATGGACTATATGATGCATTTAAGAATTGTATTTTAATATTTTTTGCTAATAATAATTCTATCATAGATGTAAATAAATAATGAATAGTTCCATTTATTAAACCTAATCTATCATCTAAATTACTATCAATAATTTTAATTTCATAAAATCCAACTAATCCATTTTCAGTTATTTTTTTAAAATCAAATGTTTCATCACATGATACATTTAAAAATGAACCTGATGGAACACCACGATAATATTTATTCATTCTTTCATCACAATAATTATAATATGCTTTTTTCAAATCAATCTCTTTATATAATGAATTATCTTTTTCAAAGTCATTAAAGAATGTATGCAATTTATAATCATATCTTGAAATCATTTTATATTCATCTGTATCTTTATAAATAAATAATTTATCAAAATCATGAACTTTTTTCCAACTATCATATTCTTTTTGAAATTCAGTATGTATTTGTTTATATGTTTTATTCAATGTAAATAGTGATCCATATTTTTCAATATAAAATGGAAGTTTTTCTTTTAAAGATTTCATTTCTTCTTTAGTTATTTCTTCAAGTTCATTATAATTATGAGCTAATAAATCCAAATGATTATATTTTGTATTCATAAATTCAATATTAAATCTATTAAATGTATTCTCATTTAATTTTTTATCTTTTCCATTAATTAGATTCTTAATTGTAATAGAAGAATTACAAAATGGAGCTAATTCAGTTTCAATAGTTTTATCAGTATATTCTTTTGCTAGTGTATCTTTATTTTTAATTAATTTATTAAGAATTGCAATTGCATTTTTATTAATTGATAATTTAGATCTATTTTCTGTTACTTCTGTTATTGATTTAAAATAACTTACAACACCATCGTAAACACATGTTCCAGTATTATTATCTCTATAAGTTTGTTTTTTAGCAGTTGGTTTAATAGGATTTAATGCTCTTGTAATAATTTTTGTATAACCATTTGGATATTTATTTAATAATTCATCTGGTTTCCATAAAGCATAATCTTCATTAGAAACCATATTCATATTAATTTTTCTTATAAATTCTTTATCAATATTATTTGTTTCAAATTTAATATTTCTAAAATCTTTATTATTAATTAGTCTGCTATTATTATCATAAAATGATATTTCTTGTTGAAATAATACATTTGGTGTTTTCAATTTTCTTTTCATAGTATTTAATTCAATCGCGTTAATCTTATAATTAATACCTTGATATTCATAATTCTTTTCAATTCTAATTTCATTACTATATAATATAATTCGTTTTTTTAAAACCTTCTTCTCTTCTTCTTTTTTATTAGCTTGTTTAATGGTCTCAGTAACAAACTTTTTTGCATTTATTTTTGCTTGTTCTTTCAAAGATCTTTCTTCTTCTTTTTTATCTAATTTATATAATGTTTTATAAGCAACTTCGGGATCTTTCACATCTAATACGCTGTAATATTCTTTAATAGTTCGTAAACCATATTTTTCACGGAGTTCTTTCTTAATCTTGGCAGATAGTTCTGGCATTCTATATTATAACAAAAGATAATATATTTAAATCAATTTTTTATTAAATATATATTAAAACAAAATATTCCTAAATGTTTGAAATTCTTTTTCCAAATAATATCTCTTCATTCTTTTTTCTTTTATTTTATCAGAATGTTTAAGATATACTTGTTCTCTCATATATGCATTATATTCTTCTTTATTGTTATCTCTCCACTTCATAATACTTTTTTTAACTTGTTCGTTATACATTTTTTAATTATATATATTACTAAATATTTAAATCTGTTTTAATATATATATAATGAATAAGGAACGGTGCTTTGCTAGATCTATTACATATCCAGAATTATCTGACTGGATTAAGCAACCAATTCATACCGGATCAATATATATAAAACCAACTGAAGAAAAACAATCATGTTGTAATAAATGTTTTACATATTTCTATTATATTTTTTGCTGTTCTTATCGCTGATTCACGGTTTTTTTTTCTCACCTTTTTCTAAAAGGGGAATGATAGTTGATATTAAACCAAGTCCTTTAAAAAATAAAAGATATCGTGCAACTATATTAAAGAATGATGGAACTAAACAGTTAATAGACTTTGGTCTGAAAGGAGGAACTACTTATATAGATGGTAGAACTAACAAAGAAAAAGAAAATTATTTAAAACGACATTTAGCAAACTCTACAGAAAATAAATTAATTAATAATTTAATTCCATCAGCAAGTTTATTAAGTAGTAAATTATTATGGGGTCCATCTAAATCATTAGATAAAAATATTAATGAGTTAAATAAATTATGGAAATTAAAACATAAGTAATATATAAGAATGAATCAGCAAAGCCCCGCTCCCCTTGGAGAAGAATTTCCAGTATATCCTCCAGTTAAAAAAACCATAAGTATTTGTAAATTTAAATACAATATATTAGAAATTAAATTATTTGAAAGTATACGTATAGCAGTTTATTTATTTGATGAAAAAGATTTATTAGTAGAAGCACGTCAATATATCATAGACTCAAATGAGTATAAAGCATGGAGTCAAGATGATCAATATATAGTTAATTTAATAAAACAGAAGATTCAACAACCATGGATACTATAAGTAGGGAACTACGTTCCCCTACGACCCCTCCTTTTGTTTGCTCCAAGCGAAGCGACAGTCGTTCTAAAGAACTTGAAAGTGGAACTATAATAAAAAAATAATTATTATTGTTACTATTGCTTTGCTTAAACCAAACTTTGCTGTTAATATTTGTGCTACTATTTCTATTGGATTGCTTGTAATTAAATTATAAACAATCAAACTACTATACATTCCAAAATGAGTTAATATTTTATTCATAAGATTATCTCTCATATAATCACGTGTATAATAACATAATCTTTTAGTTATACCTTTTTTGCCTTTGACTTGAACAAATATTCAAATGCTCCACAAGCAAACAAATAAAACTTTGATAATTTCTTGATCGCTCCATTTGAATGAAGAAATTCTATGTTAGAACTAACTATTTGTTTTTCAGTTTCATCAATATTAAATATATGCTGAAAAATGTCTAACACAAAATCTTTTTTATTTATTTTTTTATCCTTAATAAGGTGTTCAACTAAATTACAAATTAACAATAGTATATCATTATTCATTTTATATTTTGTATCTAATAGTTTTAGTTCATCTAATCTTTTAATAACTTTATCTTTTATTTCGTTACGCTTTATTTCTAAAGCAAGATTTGGTGTAATAGCAACTAAATTCAAAGACATATAATATTTAATAATATTTTATTTTAAAAAAGTAGAGCAAATCGGTCGGGCCACAAAGGCTCAGCCTTCGGCTTTAGAGGTGTCCTGCCTAAGAAATTGACTCAACCGCCCAACCGTAACTCAATGATGATGTATATGGTTGACCAGCATTCGCTGCTACAATAGCTGTATTTACAGTATACGTTCCTGTTCCTCCCAATCCAGTTCCGTATGCTGTTATGAAGCGCACATTCCCGTTTAAGGTGATAGCGCCGCCTATGGCTAAAGTCCCACTTGTTTGCGTATCAATTGTTATTGTAGCACTTCCTGCTCCATTTGAAAATGTTCCTGCTCCTGCATTTTGCGTTTCAGTTGCTATTATTTTACAACAAGATTGCGTTGCTGATATAATAACATTTGTTGCAGTCGTTGTTCCAATCGCATTTCCACTCAAAAATGTCGGTTGATTTGATACTGTCGTAAGACTTAATGCTTGAAGAGAGCCTCCTAATCGTTTGAATACTAATTGGGTTCCAACATTTAATGAGGTTATTTGTGGAACTGTAATTGCGTATGCCGCAGCAGTTTTCATGGTAAAAGGATAATAAGTTAGTAAAGGAGCTCCTATAGTTGTTGCCGTAGTAATTAATGTTCCTTGACCTAAATATTGATAACATGTTGAGTTCGTTTTGTAAGATTGTAATGTTCCATTTGATAAGAGCAATTTTATACCTAGTGGATCATAGTATAAATTAGAATCCGCATTGACTGGTAAATTACCACTAACAGCTGATGTGAAATTCATATAATAAGGTCCTGCTATTCCTGTTTTATCAATAACATTTACATTTGTTGCATTGGTTGCTGTTCCCGATAAAGTTCCCGTTACAGTTAAATTATTTGATGTTATTAATCCACTGCTTGTAATATTTGTTGCTTTGAATAATGATGTTAATGGTGTAAAACTTAAATTAGCATTATCCATGAAGTAGGGTTGGTATCCCGAAACTGTTGTGCCTGCAAACGGGATACTTATTTGAGTAGCTGGTATTGGAACTACAGTTGATATATATATATTATCTGTGCCTTGTGAATACGTCGTGGGTAATACTAACCAATTTATTCCGCCTGCTGCTGAACCAATACATAAAAGTGTTATAGAGTTCTGTTCCTTTAAAAATAGATAAGTTGTTGATGATCCGTATGATCCTGATAATTGAGTTGTTCCTATGGTTTGACCTGCTGGCGCGTTTATAGTTATATTTCCACCTGTTATTCGTCTGTTTATGTAAAACTTACAGCCTTCATTTCTTCCATCTGTATTTGGGGTCGGCAAATTTATTGTAGTTGTTGCGTTATCTGTTAATAATACATTTTCATTTGTTCTAAAGGTAAGATTTATTGTTACACCTAATTGAAATTGATTACACGCTAATCGTGTTTTATTTGGAAGAGTTAAATATACTTGAGTTCCAGCAGATTCTCCGCCTAAAACGCATTCTTGTGAAATTGATGCCGTTGACTCACGACCAAGACATATAACTCCATATAGATTGACTGGATTAACGTATCCAGCAAAGCAACCTATTGCGGTATTATTGAACCCAGTAGTATTTGTGAATAAAGCATCTGCGCCAACTGCGGTATTTCCAGCGCCACCGGCATTTCTATAACATGCTCGTGATCCTAATGCTACACCTGAATTAAATCCACTGCTTGCTGCTCCACACGCTTGATATCCAATTACCGTCATAGCATTATCCACAATTGACGGTCCAGCACCTGACCCAATAATAATACTATTCGAAACATTCGCAATAGCATTCCCAGTAGAACTTCCAATACATATGTTAGAATTTCCTGAACCTATATTTTGTAGTGAATTGTATCCAATAGAAATATTATCAGTCCCATATAATCCATTCGTTTGCGAATTTGATCCAATTGCAATACACCGAAATGGAGTTACTGTTTGTCCGTATATTCCTCCTGAAGCACTCTTTAATGCTCTATAACCAATTCCAATATTATCATTTCCTCCCATAACTTCTTTGCATGCCCCATCTCCAATTCCAATATTCCGTTGTCCTACATTCCAAGTAGGTTGTAAAGTATATCCTTGAACAGCATTTTCTCCAATAGAAATATTATATGCTGATGGTGCTGTTCTATATTGTAATTGATTTACACCTCCAATTTGAATATCTGTTGCTGATGATGCTGCTCTTGGTAATATTCCTTTTGAAAAAGTATTATTTTCTGCCCAAGTATTCGCAATTGCTAATCTTCCATAAGTTGTATCAGCAAAAAGTTTTGTAATTAATTCTGTATTTGTTGAAGGAGTTAGTGTGCTTGTCGGTAAAAAAGAATTAAACGTATTTGTTGAAGACCAAGAATTTGCTGATGCTAATCTTCCATATATTCCATCACTATATGCTTTTGTAATAAAATTATTATTAGCAAATCCAGTTGTAATTGTGGTTGTTGGTAATAAAGTATTGAATCTAGATGTTCCATTAAGATCAATAATATTATTTGAAACATCAACTAAAAACACAGGTGAAGATGCTGTATCGTTCCATATTTGAAAAAAACGGTTTATATCATCAAAGTTCATATTCTGAACTAGTAAACCAACATCAACTGTGAAACCGAGTGCAGCATTAACTACTGGATTACTGTCTCGTAATATTTGCATATAATCTACTATGACGTTGTTAGCAGTAAAGTTACTTGCATTGAAATTAACTACATCTAGATTATCTGTATTGATAGTTCCATTACTAATTGTCGTCCCAGCACCATCTGATAACGTAACTATACCATTCATGCTCTTAGCATAAGTAATTTGATTTTGTAATGTTTGTGCCATATTGTATTATGCTGTTATTATTTTTTTTCTTTTATATTTATATGTCTAAACTTAATAAAAAACAACTCCTAGAATTAGAAGATGATCATGTAGGCGATGTAGGAATAAAAGATACTGATAAAAAAGAAGAACCGATTGAAAAAAATGAGAGCATAGATGATGCAAAAGATGAAGAGATATCCGTTCAAAAACCGAAAAAGAAATTAACTGAAAAGCAATTAGAAGCATTAAAAAAAGGTCAAGAAAAACGAAACGAGAATCGTGTCAAAAATAAATTAGAGAAGGAAAAAAAAGAAGAAGAAGAGAGAAAGATATTAGAAGAGAAATTAGTAAAAAAAGCAATAGCATTAAAAAAGAAACAGATCAAGAAGCAAGCAATATTAGATGATATATCAGATGATGAAACTCCAATTGAAAAAGTTAAGGCAATAGCAGCAAGCGGTATCGACAGTCGCAACGCCCCAGGGCAAGCCTTTGGGACACAGTCCTTAGAGATACCAAAAAAACCAGTTTCTCTCTTTAAATTCTTTTAGTATATAATATAATGAACGACAGATTATCATATTATACATCAATTACCCAAACACAGTCTCCATCTATTCCTAAGTCTATACAATATTATACATCATTACAAAGCACAGATATAGCATTAAATAATTTAAAAAAATTAAATAATAGACTAGATGAAAATAATATAGTTACATTAGCATATTTAGTAAATAATCCTCATATAAGTGATGAAGATAGAGAGAAGTATAATAAACGATTAAAAATTAAAGCAACTATGGAATATGAAAAAATATCAACATATGTTAATGACATCATACGTAGAGACAAAAATAGTAGCACTAACGAGTCAGAGTGCAACAATTAAATATAATGATTCTTATTTATCTAATGTATATTATGGTTTAGGAAATATTTACATGAATGATAGTAACATTATTCATACTCAAGTGCAGTTATTAAATGCTCAAATACCATATTCATTTTATGTTATAAATTATACTAACAATCAATTTAAATATCAATTAGGATCAGGAACAATATTCACGTCTACTATTTTAGTTGGAAATTATAATGGCAATAGTTTAATCACTGCATTAAAAGCAGCACTATTAGCAAATGGAATTACTTTAACAATAACATTATCTTCTATTAATGGACAACTAACTTTTACACACGCAAGTAGTAACTTTACATTTTATAATTTAACATACAGTATATTACCTATTTTAGGATTTGTTAGTGGAACAAATTATACATCAGCATCTTTTACTTTAACTACTACTTATCCATTAAATTTGTTAGGTATTAAGACGCTACAGATCAGAAGTTCTAATTTATTAATGTCAAATATCAGTTCTGTTCAAGGAGGACAAACAACTCTTTTAGCAACAATTCCTGTAGATTGCACTCCCTTTGGAATGTTAAATTATGAAGATAAAGGAAGTCATCTAATGACAATTCATAATGATTCTTTAGACGATTTACAGATTGAAATAATTGATGGTGAAACTGGTAATTATATAAACTTTAATGGACAGGATTGGTGTATTACTTTAGCATTTCATGTTACAAGAAGTTATGAACCAATAAATAAAACAACTATGATAGATATTAAGAAAAATGCTTTACCTTTATCTACATTTCAAAAAGGCAGAGTCATAGAAGAAAGCAAAGCTACTACACCTTCTATTAAGGAAGAAGAATCAGAAAGTAAAGATTTAAGCAAAAGCGACCGTCGGACTTCGTCCTTACAAGAATTAAATTTATTAACACAATAAGATACTTTATGTTTATTTTTTTTTATATACATAAAATATAAATGGCTACGCTATCTTTACCCTCAACAGCGGATTACTCATCTTCTCTTCCTCAATTACCCGATGGCACAAGTTCTACTCTTATGTCAATTCAAAGCACAAACGGTATCTCCTTTAAACAAGGTCAGACAATTCAGTTTGATCTGCCAAATCGTGGATTTTTAGACGGAAAATCAGTATTCATAAGATACAAGGTTATTTACACATCAGGTGCTACTGCAGGTGTAATTATTGGAAAACCAGTTTACACAAATTTTGTAAGACTAGATGAGTTTATAGGTTCAGTCCCAGTAAATTCTATTTACCAATACAATCAAGTTGCCAATATGATTGTTGATTTGAATTACAATTTAGCGGACGTCTATGGTCAACAAGCGGGGTGGGGTCTTACCCAATCAGCAGCAATTACTGATTTAGATGGTGTCACTCTTCCTACTGCTTCTGCTGCTAACAACTTTTTCTTAAGTGCTCCTCTTGTTGGTTCTTTTTTACAATCTTCTGATAAGTTGATTCCTTTAGGTGCTATGGCTCCTATTCGAATTCAATTAACTTTAGATTCAATTGCTAATATTGCGGTTACTGCTGCTAACGTAACTGAATTTGAGATAGTTCAACCTGAGCTTTGCTTTAACAATATTGATTTTGGTCCAGCTGTGGAAGCATCTATTATGGCTGCTAGTCCCAAGATTTATCTTAAGACTCAAGGGTGGGCTAACTCTAGTCAAGGTCTAGCATCTGCTACAAGTGGTTTCAATACTCTTGTTTTCAATCACAGATATGAATCAATCGAAAATCTATTTTTCTTGTCTAGTTCTTCTGCTACTGCCAAAGCAGTCAATAAATGGCGAGATTCGTTTAATCCTCTTGGAACAGCAGGTGTTAATGGTTCTTTCCAAGTTCAAATTGATAACAAGGTATATCCTCAATTACCTATTAACAACGCTACTGGTGGTCTTACATCAGTTTTACAATATTGTCGTGAATGCGTGGGACAAATAATGGATCAAAGAAATACCATGTCTATTTTCAATGTTAACTTCAATCAATATTCTGGTGATGCTACTGCTTCTACTGCTGATGCTCCTGGAAAATTCATAGTAGGTATTCCTCTCTCAAGAATAAATGCCCCCTCACCTTACGCTGCTGTCAGTTTGATGAGTGGTGTTTCGGCGCGCTCTACACCAATTAACGTTCTTCTCAATATTGGAACTGCTTTGAACAACGCTGGTGTTTTCAATTTGATTGCTCAATATACTTCTCTTGTTGAAATTGATACCATGACTAAGCAAGTGAATGTTATCTGCTAAGCCCTTTGGGTTTTAAAAAAAAATATAATGATATATAAAGGTAAATGGCAAAAAGCTTCAGCTCCGCTTTAGAAATTACAGAAGAACATAATAAAAGTATTCCAAAGTTTGAACCTATTAAGGAGATTATGAATATTCATATACCTGATGTTGTAGATGGTATACCAAATCGTAACGGATTTATATGGGTTATTACTGGTTCAGGAGGATCAGGTAAAACAAGTATGCTCTTAAATTTTTTCAAGACGAATAAATTATACAAACATAAGTTTTCTAATATATTTTATGTTTGTCCTCAGTCATCATTCTTATCAGTTGAAAATCATCCCTTTTCCAAGCACGATGAATCAAGAATATATCATGAATTAAATGAAGATGTATTAGATAATATTTATTCTGAGTTAAAAGAAATAAAAAGAGAAAATGTTGAAGCAGATAAAAGCGATTATCAGTATAATTGTTGCATAATAGATGATTTCGCCGATTCTATGAAAAATCCAGATGTTCAAAAGAAATTAAACCAGATGTTAATTAAGGCACGCCATTTAAGTTGTGCATTTATATTCACGTTACAATCTTATCATTATTTTCCAAAAATATTACGCAAACAGATAACAAATATAACTATTTTTAAACCAAAAAATAATGAAGAAATGGAATCAATTGCAAAAGAAATATTACATATGAAAAAAGATGATGGTTTAAAATTATATGATTATGTATTTAATGAACCTTATGCACATCTTGATATAAATACTATTGACGATACATTATACCGCAACTTTAATAAATTAACTATTAAAAAAAAATAATATTATATTTATATGAAACGTAATATAAATACAATAAAGGCAATACCAGCATTTGAATTAAAAACTAAAGGCAACGACAAAGAGAGAAAGTATAAATCAGATTTAGAGAAACCAAAGAAGATTCACCGTTCCTCCCTTAAGGGAGGTGATACACGTAAAGAAATAAAATATCTACATTTGAATAATTAAGGGGGTTTTAAGCCCAAAGGGCGACGGTCATTTTATTTACTGGGGCCATATATCCTTTAGGATTGGAAGCCCCAATAGAAAAATATTTTATACATCTATAGTATAATGTGTAAATCAGGAGGAAAGATAGTAAACGTTATTCTTAATAGTAATAATGCTTTAACAGGATCAACAAATAGTAACGCTACATATAATATTGATTGGGGCGCTATTTTAAAACAAGATAAAGCATATAAACTGCACTGGACTTATGTAAGTCAATCAAATACTATAACTGCTGCGACAAAAGTAGCGCAGGTTCAAATTGATTTTCAAATGGAACAATATTTAGGACAATCATCTACTTATGGAGCGCCAAAGAGTTTAATAATTGGTTGCTTAAGAACATTTTATGTAAATGGAACAATCAATTATTTATTTGCTGATGATAATAATAATCCTCCAATTTATTTAGAGAGAAGACCTTATGGAAATACTTTTAGGGTTCAAGTTCTAACAAACGATGCTACACCAGTAGAATGGAAAGATAATGCAGCAACACCCGTAGTAAATGGGAATTATATTTTATCTTTAAGTTTTCAGGAGATGGAATCTGGAGATGATTAAACCGAAGGTAGCGTTGCTTAAATATATTTATGCGCAGTTAAAAAATTAGGAAATATAGTTATATCTTTTTTAGTTATTTTTTTACCTCCTTTTTGTCCAATAGATAAAGAACTAACAATATCACCTTTTTTGCGATAATCAATTTGTTCTGGTCTTATTTTTTTAAATACATCTGATGGATCAACTGCTTTATTATATGTATATGATTTACCTCCGTATTTTTCACCAGCTCTCTCACTAATCAACCCACCCCTACTGTGACCATAAGTAGTAGGTGCAGTTCCATATTTTTCTTTTACTTTTCCTGCTAGTTCTACTCTTCTTTCTATATCAGGGTCATTAAATCCTAATCCTAATTTAATATTTCCGAACCAGTCTTTAGCGCGAACAGAACCTCTATAAGCAATATGACTTTGTTGTGTATCAGGATTAACAAATACTTTATTTTCCATGTTAGATAACTCAGTATCATATTTATATCCACGTTTAGCAAGAGTTTGTTCTGCAGTTCTTTGATCCTGATATGAAGCTTTCAAAATATCTTTTAGATGTTGTTCATCAATATTATCTTCTGACATTATATATAATGCCTACAAAAAAAGGATTAAAAAAGCAAGTTATAAAAAAGAAGAAAGTTATAAAAAAAAAGACTACTAAAGAAATGCCAAAACCTATTTACATTATAACTCAAAAACTTCCAAGAGAAAAATGTTGCACTGATGTTAAAAAAACAGGACAAGCATATTCAATTCCATTAGGATTTGTTGATAGATTAGGAACAACAAGATTAGGATCTGAAAATAAAGTAACAGAAAGTGATAAACTGTCTTCTAGTAAAGAACCTTTAAAGGAAGAACCAATAATAATTAAACCAATTTCACAAGGTAGATTAAAAATAGATGAACGTGTTTTAAATAAATTTACTCAATCTAAACAAAGTATACCTGCTAAAATGGATATGCCTGATATTATTCCAATTAAAAATCAATTAATTAATGAATATTTTCCAGCAGCTTCTATAGTAGAAATTCCAAAGAAAAAAGATAGTAAAGTAAAGAAATTAGTAACATCAATAGAAATGAGAAGGATGGGACAAGAAGATGCTTTAGCAAAACAAATAGAAGAAGAAAAAAAAATAGAAGAAACAAGACAAAGACAACAAGCAAAAATAGATTTTTATAAAGAAGCAGAACAAACTAAACCATTAATGAAAATGACTCCAGAACAAATATTATCAGAAGGAAAAAAACAATATGATATAGAATCAATAAAAAGATTAGAAGAACAAGTAATACAAGCTCAACAAGAAGAAGCTAGTCTTTTTATTCCAAAAAGACCATATGTTAAGTCAGGAAAATATAGTAAAAAAAATAAATCAATTGATTTAGTAATTACAGAAAATGAAGAATAATTTATTTTCTTTATAAATTATATAATGGGTCTTTTAGGTTCTCAAATTGGTAGTTACGCTGGATCGGGACTTGGTCAATATGTTGGAAAAAAATATGGAGGAAGTATTGGAGAGGAAGCTGGAAAAAATATTGGACGTGTAGTTGGAACGGCTGCTGGTGCATTGCTGCCTTTTAAGCGCGGAGGAAAAGTGCCAGGACCAAAAGGTAAACCAGTTAAGGCACTTGTGCATGGCGGAGAATATGTTTTGCCTGCTGGAATAAAACCAACTAAAGCACAAAAGATGGCAGTTTCTAAATTACACAAGAAAAAAATGATGTAATTATTTTATTAATTTATTAAAATAATTATATATTATTAATAATATTTTTATCTATTAACTCAATTAAAATTTTTTTATCTATTAGTTCGTTACATTCATAAATATCTTCCATATTCAATTTAATATTATCATTTATATTTAAAGTATCTTCTAGGAATAAATCTGTCTTTTGATCCTCTAAGCGTTTCGTTGCTTTAAATTTTTTTTTATATTCTTTGAGTTTATCTTTATTATTATTATTCCAAATAATTTGTTTATCAATTAATCTTTGTTTATTATCTTCATACCATTCATGCTTTGTTCTTGTTGGTATATTAATATTAACACATTGCATACTTTCAATAAAAAATCTTTCTCTTTGTAAAAGTTGTTCTTTTCTTTCACATGGATAATCCTCTATAAGAATAATTGAATAATCATTAAATTCTAATACTGATCTACTAGAACAATTATTAACACTATTATAAACCTTCTTATGCTGGCATAATCTTGATGCAAGACTAATTGTTGTTGAACCAATATATTGTTGACCAGTAACGTTACAAACAATTCTGTAGATTTTAGAATTTTTATAATTCGGCATTTTATATATTAATTAAAGATTTTTACTTTTTCCTAAATAATAATTATATTTAGTAAATATATAATGGAAAAAACTTCAAAACCAGTTTTATTACCTACGGGAGCAAAAAAACTAGAGACAAATAGAAAAAAGGCACAAAAAGAATTAGATGATTATTCTAGTGATCTATTTGAAGAATGTGTTGATCTTGATATAAATAATAAATTTTACTTTATAAAAGGTAAGAAAGAAGAATATACTAACAAATTAGAATTAGCAAAAAGAGAACTTGAAAATAAATATAATTTAGAAAAGTTTACATTAATTAAAGGACAATGGGAATATGATGATATTTTAGATTGGAAAAGCAATGAAGTAAAATTTACAGAAACTGTTGATATAAAAGATGAAATAGATTTAATTGAAAAAGCATTTGAAATAGGAGTTAAATTAAGATCTAACTTAGAAATTGAAAAATTGCAGAAAAAAATAGAAAAAGCTGAAAAGACTTTAGAAAAAGATAAACAAAAATTAATAAAACTTTTGCAATAATTTTAATTTAAAAAAATAGTAATTATATCTTATAATATTATATGAATTTGAATGAAGAAAATAATATAAAAAAAATAAGATCAGCCCAATATGTTAAAACTTTTTATGAAAAACATCCTGAAAAAATACATAAAAAATTAGAGTATAATAAAAAATGGATATTGAAAGAAATGGAAACTAACAAAAATGAATTTTTAGAAAAAAGAAAATTAAGACATCGTCGTTGGTATGCAAAAAATAAAGATAAAATTAATTTACAATGTAGAAATCGTTATGCAATTAATAAAGATAAAATTAATTTACAATGTAGAAATCGTTATGCAATTAATAAAGATAAAATTAATTTACAATGTAGAAATCGTTATGCGTTAAAAAAAGAAAAGATAGAATTACAAAAAGAAGAAAAGATAGAATTACATGAAGAAGACCCTTTGGAAAAAAAGATTGTAATCAAAAGGAAACCATGTTTGAGTAAAACTTATTTAAAACAAAAAGCTATTGATAATAATTTAAAAAAAATACAATTAAAAGCTGAAAAATTTAAATCTGAACTAGAAATCGGACAAAGTCCAGACTGACAAGCGACAAAGCAGTCTCTGCGAGCCTTGGGAGCACCGTTCCTTAACACCATAAAATTCAATTTGAAGTATATTGATTTCAAATTGACTGCGAGATTGATTTTAATTTGTTTTTTATTGGAATAATATTGGAATACTTTTATTATAAAAAAATTAGAA